GAGGGCTGCACGGGCTTTGCGAGAGGCAAGATCACGCGCATGCAGTTTGAATCCTCTGCCGGGTTGTGCGAGTGCGTCGTGTGAATAATTGCCTTTAGGCCTTTGATCCGGGTGAGCAACTCTCCGCATTCCTCTTCTGTTTTGCCATCGACATCGAGCACCAAGAAGCTCATCGATTTCACGTTCGCATCGCGCCGCGGACCCTCGATCAAGTACGGACCCCATCCGGGCGCAGCCTCTTTGTTCTCTCCCGTGTACCAGCGCGAGATCCGTTCGCAGAACTCCTCGAACGAAACATCCGCGTGCTCCGGGGTCGTATCCGTGAGTCGCTTGTAAAAGGTGACGTGCAAGGTTCGCAATCCTAGCGCGCGAGATTGATCAAAGCAATGGTCCGTATCTTCATGGAAGGCACATGGTTTTGGATGCGTGAGGGGTTTTTAGGTTTCACTGAAAGGGTTTTCAAAGCCTTCCCATTGATCTCTGGGTTTCAAATTCCAGGAAGCGACGCTCGCACGCCTCGCGAGGCTTGCGGGTCGGAGGGAGTAAGCGCCTGCTTCCGTGGAGTATGGAACCTAACCTTGAAAGACTTTCGGGCGCAAGATCCTTTCGTAAGCAGTGTACATGCAGGGTAAAAGCAAGGTATAAGCAGGATAAAAGATCAATAAAAGCAAGAATAGCAAAGTATATTTAATTTATATCGTGAGTTTTATTATATTATGGTGTAATATAAAGATCTATAAGAGATCGGGTCGTTACCCCTGCTTACCCTGCAATTTGCCATTTATTACAATAAAATCATTAAATTAGTTCGTATGAAGGTAAAAGGGTATTTTATTTAATTGAGTTAAATCAATAAGTTAAATACGAAGGTGTTTGGCAAGTAGCCTTGCTTTTAAGCCACTACTAATACTTGGAGTGAAAAATGTGGGTATATCACATACATATTGCACCAAGGAAAAGCAAGACGTATGTTCAGTGGTCTATGACTTGGAAGCCTGGACAGAGCGGAAATCCCCTCGGAAAGTCGAAAAATCCCTTCGTGGCTGAACGGATCATGGAATTGACCCATGATGGCCGCGACCTGGTCGCGATCGAAGTGAGCATCGCCAAGGGCGAACCTCAGTACATTCCTCAGCAAGTACGGCTACCTGATGGATCGTATGCCGAACTCGAGAGCGATTCACCGCGGGTTTTGATTCCTGACCTCGGCGACCGCGAGCGCGCGCGCGTGCGCCTCATGGATCGCGTCTATGGCAAGACGCCTGAGCGGGTCGAGCACACGGATAGGGAAGGTCAGCCGCTGTTCGATCCTCGCAGCATGCCAGTTGAGACCCTCGAGGCTTACTCAATTGCACTCAAAACGCTGATCGACCGGGCGCAAGAGGTTGATGCGGTTGTCGTAGAATCGCCAAGATTGCCCCCAGGCAAGCCAAAGTGATCGATACCCAACTTCCCCTGCCTTCTGGGCTCGAACACGCGCTGAAGCTCAATGCGGTTGTTAAGGCTGAGCTTTTGAGGCGTTCCTTTCGGAAATTCATCCGATGGGCTTGGCCAATCGTTGAGCCAGCAACCCCTCTGCGCGAAAACTGGCATATCGACGCGATCGCAGATCACTTGCAGGCGGTGAGTGAGGGACAAATTCAAAAGCTTGTCATCAACATTCCACCAGGACATTTGAAATCCCTCGAAGCGTGTGTTTTCTGGCCAGCGTGGATCTGGACGTGGCGTCCCTCCTACCGTGGGCTGTTTTGCTCATACTCAGGCGACCTCGCGCTCAGGGACAGCGTTCGATGCCGTTTGATCGTCGAATCACCGCAATATCGCGCCCTGTTCACTGCGGATCACAAAACGGGGCAGCCATTTTGGCAGCTCGATTCAGATCAAAACACGAAAGGCTATTTCAAGAACTCGAAGACGGGTGAGCGTATGGCTTTGAGCGTTGGAGGCAAAGGCACGGGCTTTCGTGGGAACCTAGTGCTCGTGGACGACCCAATCAATGCGACGGAAGCGCCCTCAAAGATTGTGCGAGACGCTGCGATCCAGTGGTGGGACATCTCGATGTCGAACAGGATCAACGATCCTGCAAAAGACGCATTCGTGATCATCCAACAGCGTTTGCACGAAGATGATTTAGCGGGACACGCGCTCGCGCAGGGAGGCTATGAGCATCTGATGCTGCCCAGCGAGTATGATCCAAAGCGCGCGACCGTCACTTCGCTCGGCACTCCTGATCCACGTAAAGAATCGGGAGAGCTCTTGTTCCCCACGATGTTCACCGAGGAGGTTCTCAAGGAAGCCAAGATCAGACTCGGATCTGACGGATACGCCGGCCAGCACGATCAACTACCTACACCGCCCGGCGGAGGCATGTTCAAAAAGAAGTGGTGGCGTTTCTGGCGATGGAGGGAAGATGCACCGTTTGGAGGCGAGCGGCCAAAGGGTTGCAATGAGTATCCGACCAAGCTGATTCAAAAACTCGCATGGAAGTGGGACAGCGTCGTGATGAGCGTGGACTGCACGTTTAAGAGCGTTGAGGCGAGCAAGGGCAAGGATCCCGATTATGTCGTGATCACAGTATGGGGTTGCAAAGACGCGGATCGTTTTCTGCTCTACCGTTTCCGCAAGCGCGCAGGGTTTGGCGCTACGTGTGACGCGATCCGCGAGGCAGTGCGCGAGTTTCCGAATGCATACCGTAAGCTCGTAGAAGACAAAGCAAATGGTTCAGCCGTGATCGAGACCTTGCAAGGTGAGATCAGTGGGATCATCGCGGTCGATCCCGAGGGTGGCAAAGAAGCGCGGGCGAATGCGGTTGCCCCTCAAGTCGAATCAGGCAACGTCTATCTGCCTGAAAGCGCTCCTTGGCTAGACGAATGGGTTGGAGAGTTCGCGAGCTTCCCGCGGGGCAAGCACGATGATCAAGTGGACTCTATGACGCAGGCGCTGATCGATCGCATGCAGGGCAAGGCGAATCGGCTCAAGATGCTAGTGCGGGGAATGTGACGTGCAACCTTTCAGGCGATGGAGCATCTAAAAGAGCATGGAGCCCCGTAAAACCGCGATTCACTATGTTGATCACTGTGATGATGCGAGCTGCGGCCTAGGCTACGCGATTTATATCTGCGCTTGGTGCCTGATGAAGGTGCAGGATTATGGCCATCTCTGGTGGAATCGCTACGAGCGCGCAGAGGTCTTCAAGTGTGAAGAGTGCATGCAACCGCTAATCCGAGATGGATACTAATCAAAATGTTGGTGAGGGGAATGCAATAGGGGTCATATCCGCGATAACCTTCGGGTTTGATGTTGTTGTGCTCACATCCTGAAACGTTTTTCGCGCTCGCGCATCTAATTTTCAATTTAACGTCGGAGGTTCTCCATGTGGCGATTTTTTCTCGCGTTAGCTCTGTTCATCATCCTGACAATAGCCGCCGCGTCCGCGCTCAGCGCGGCGGCACTTGCAGAGAATAAACGAATGCGCTTTGCGATCGATCACGGATTGCCGTATACGCCATGAGCGTTGAAGTTTTTTACTTTCCCGATCTGCGACCAGTTAGACGAGTGCGCGAAGCGCATTGTTTTTTGACGGGAGGGCTCGCGAGGCAGAGGCTAACGCTCGAATGCGGACACGCTGCCGTCAAGAGGGAATTTCTAAACTCTTGGCAATGCCAAAAGTGCCCAAGATCATGCTGAGATTAGCCCAGCTCACGGTCGCAGCGCTCTGCTTCTTTGGATCGATCCGTCGGGCGCCTCCCGCGCCAGCAAAGGTCGAAACGATCGCCCATGAAACCGATGAATTCTTGGATTGCGTGACCGAATGCACGCGGCGTTTCCCGCGCGAGCGGGGTTGCGGTACGTTCTGCCTCTTGATCGTTCGCCCTCCTGGCTGCCCTGCTCTGTTTTGGCCATGCGAATGAGTTAGACTGACTCAATGCGAAGACGTCAAGACGGTACGGTGCCCGTAGGTAGGTCCGAAGATTGGGTTTACGGCGCGCGGGTCAAGATCCCACACACGGACAAGATCCGCGGGCAAGAGCTGATCGAGGCCGCTGCAGGCATGATCAACGCCTCGCGAGCGCGCACGGACGGTTGGCTGAATGCCCTGACTGGCGTAGGCGATCCGCTCGCTGACAAGATGCACGTGTGGAACTCCACGATCGTGCTCGATCAACTCTCGCAGATGGACGAGGAGATCATCTGGCGCGCCGACGACATGGCCGCAAAGATGGTCGAGAAGGTCCCAGAGGAAATGACTCGGCAGGGTTGGAAGCTCAAGATTGAAGATGACCCAGAGCATGAGCAAGCTGAGGCGATGGAGAAGTGGGCGAAAGACCTCGACCTGATCGGCAAGTCAAAGGAAGCCCTCGAATACTCGCGCGCGTACGGCGGCGGCGGGATCTTCTTGGGCGCGGACGATGGTCAGAAAGACTTGACCAAGCCCCTTGACCTCAAACGTGTGAAATCTTTTCAGTGGATGAACGCGCTTACACCTCTTGAGCTGTTCCCTCGAATCTGGTACGGCGATCCGCATGCGCCCAAGTATGGCGAGCCGATGATCTACCGAATCCAGCGCTTTGTCTTCGGCGGAGCGGTTGAAACGGGTTTCAGCGAAAAGATCTTTGAGATGCCGCTCGTGCACGAATCTAGAATCATCCGGATCGACGGTATCCGCGTATCGAGACGCCATTTGAGGCAACGCAACGGATGGGGTGACTCGGTGTTGATGCGGACGCTTCAGCACATCTCAAACTTTCAGCAGAGCTTTCACGGCGTAGCGATTCTCGTCTCCGACTTCGCGCAGGCAGTTCTGAAGATCAACAATCTCGCAGAACTCGTGTCGTCGCAGAACAAAGACGACATAACGGTGCGCGCGCAGCTCATCGATATGGCGAGGAGCATCGCCCGCGCGGTGATCATCGACAAAGACGAGGAATTCGAGCGCAAGGCGACTCCTGTCGCAGGGCTTGATAAGCTGCTTGAACAGCTCACCTTGCGACTTGCGGCGGCAATCGACATGCCAGTGTCCCTCCTGATGGGGCAGGGCGTCGGAGGGCTTGCGGCAGACGGCGCAGGGAAGACAGATGTTCGTTGGTTCTACGATCGGATCAAAGCCCTTCAAGAGCGCAAACTTGAGCCCGCTCTGCGCCGCATGTTGCAGGTCGGCTTCAACTCCAAGACCGGACCAACCGGAGGCATCGAGCCCAAGAACTGGTCGATCGAGTTCAATCCACTTTGGCAGCTCTCGGGCGATGAAGAAGCCAAGCGGCGCCTCGCGATCGCTCAGGCAGATCAGATCTATGTCACGACGCAGGTTGTGACGCCTATGGAGGTCGCTGCGAGTAGGTTTGGAGGCGACCAGTACGACGGAGAAGGTCTTACAATCGACCTTGAATCGCGCCAGACGATCCAAACGCTAGACCCACTAAAGCCCCTCCCGGGACCTGTGGACGGTACTGTGAGACCTCCTCAGCCCGAGATCCCGACCGGTGAGAAGGGCGTCAGGGAGCCCAATGAAAATGCGCCCGCGGGAAGCGGAGCTCTCGGATTTAAAGAAAATCCAGTAGGGGTCGGGACAACTAATGGGGAACCTGTATAATGGTTAAATGCCTTACAAAGATCCGATTAAAGATGCGAAATACAAAGCACAGTGGCGCGATACGCATCGTGCAGAGATAAACGCAAAGGCGCTTGCGTATTATCGCAAGAATGCAGAAGAGGTACGTGAGCAAAAACGTCGCTGGTACCAAAAGAACAAACGAAAACAACGGGCGCGTTCAAAAGCTTGGCGACTCGCGCATCCAGGATATCGCAAAGAACAGCACCGCGCTGAGAAAATGAAACGCTGCGGTACTACGCTTGAAGGATGGAATGCTGCTTTAATTGCGCAATGTGCGCGCTGTGCCGTCTGCGGGGAAATAATGAAAAATCCTCACGGAGATCATGATCACAAAACAGGCAAATTTCGTGGACTTCTTTGTGAGTTTTGTAATCACGGTCTAGGTAACTTTCGGGATTCCCCCGCGTTCCTTCGCGCTGCAGCGAACTACTTGGAGGCACATATATGATCGTGATCACCATGCTCGCCATATTAGGCGGAGGTTTCGTGGCCGGTTTTGTCGTCGGTTGGGTTCGTGGTCAAGCGTATCTTAGGCCTTGGTGAATGCATGACATGGGTCATTTTTTCTGACCCAGCAGCCGAAATTGACCCACTCCTCGGGCGTTTAAACGCTTGGTTTTTGGCC